AACATTTGTTGGTAACTTCATCACTACTAGGAAGAATTATTTTCCGAAGCCCTAACTGCACTATGCGAAGCGGTTAGGGCGTATTGCGACCTGAATGTTCCTGCAAAGGACGACGAAACTTCATTGCGGGAACAGCTTGAAGCGCGGGAACGGCAAGGGCGTGGGCATGATGAGCGGCTTGATTCGGTGAAGGTTCCAGACGGATTTGAATATTTATGGCAAATGTTTTGGGATTTACGGAGTGGATTGGAGCAAGGCTTTTCTGGCGCGAAAATTACGTGGCGCGCAATCTTGGACTATCAGGAAGTAACTGGATATAAGCTATCGGCATGGGAGATTGAGGCAGTGCGATCAATGGATACTGCCATAATGAAATGGCGCGAGGACAATAAGGACTAATACATGGATGATGCAAGTTTAGTTGTAAGAGTACACAATGAAGGTATCAATGAAACAACAACGATGCTCCAAAGGCTGTCCGCCACTGCAAGGGAAGTTGAATTATCATTTAGCCGATTTACTAATTCAATTTCAGGTAACCTAGCTTATACAAAACAACAGACAGCGGCCAATCATTCTGCTGGCGAATCTTTCGGAAGCCTTGCGCTTAAGATAGCAGGTTATTCCTCAGCGCTCAATCTAGGGATACAAGCAACACGATCAATTATCCGTGAAATGGTTGACCTTGGCAAAGAGGCAATCACGCTTGCTGGAAGTTTCGAGCGTTCACGTGTGGCATGGGGAGTCTTTTTGAAAGACGTTGGTGAAGGCTCGAAAATGTTCGACGAGCTGTATGCCCTTGCTCAGCGCACCCCTCTTACATTCCAAGGTGTAGAAAGCGCCGCTCAAATGCTCAAAGGCTTCGGCCTCGCCACTGAAGAAATCATTCCTACTCTTGAACGCATGGGAGACGTTGCGCGCGGCAACGATGAAACCATGCAACGGTTGGCACTTGCTTATGGCCAGGCGCTTGCACAAGGTAGAGTCCTTACTAGAGACCTTTACCAATTCGTCAATGCTGGAGTCCCAATATTCGAAGCTTTGTCGAACGTTATGGGGAAATCTGTCGAGCAGGTGCAGGCCCTTGTTACCGAAGGCAAAGTAGGCTTCCCTGAAATTGAAAAAGCATTGAGATCCCTTACTGAAACGGGCGGGCAATTTGAAGGCATGATGGAGAAAACAGCCCAGACCTATGAAGGTAAATTATCTATCGCCAAAGACAACTGGAAGGCAATGCTCGCCGAAATGGGGAAATCATTACAAGACTCACTAAAATCATGGCTTGATGATTTTAATAAATATTCTGATCAAGTGTTAGGTAGAAAAAATATAAAAACAGTCATTGCCTCCGGTGGGTCAAGTGGAAACATTCAAGCAGCGCTTGCATTTGCGCAAGCCAATCCTACACAACTAGAAGGTGTGATACCGCCAGGATATGCGCCTAATATTACCGGGCAAAGGACAGGGATAACTCTTCAAGAACAAGTCTTGGGGATTTTGAGGGGACTACAAAAAGACCGCCAGATGGCTCAGAATGAGCTTGCACGGCTTCAAGGTCAACGTGTGCTTATGAACCAAGGAACTGGCGCAGTGGCAGGAACAAGTACAGGTACAACACAGCCAGATTGGCGACAGTGGCTTACAGAAGCAACAGGCATTGATGCTACTAAGACTCGCTATGAACTTGGATGGGAGAAGCCCACAGGCTCTTATGTTGTGCAAGAATGGATAAATCAGCACACAAAAGACCTGCCGAATCTCCCACCAGAATTGCAGGAAAAAGTAAAAAAACAGTTTGTTAATAATGCGAATGATTTACTCTATGGAATGCTTACTTCAGGCATTTGGAAGCTCGGCGAAGGTACCATAACCTTATTACAAAATGCAATTAAAGAATATTCTCCACAAGAATCAGAAAAATATCTTGGGTCGGCTGAATCAAGAGTTCCTCCTGATCGCTGGATGTATATGCCAGGTGGAGGAATTCCATTATTAACGCCTGAACAAGCACAGGCAGAGCTAGAACGAATCACTGCATCGGTAACGCTCTCAGTATCTCAGGAACTTAGTGCTGCGGCATCACGCGTGCCAACCGATAGATGGCTCTACAGACCTGGTGGTGGTACTAAACTACTCACTCAAGAGCAAGCGGATTCTATTATCGCTACTATAGATGCGCAGATAGCTACTGGCCTTAGAGCTGAACTTGCTGAGTCTGCTAATCGTGCGCCACCTGATAGATGGGCAAGGTTACCAGGCGGTGGTTTACAGTATTTAACACAAGAGCAAGCTGATGCTTTTCTTAATGATATAAGCAATCGAATTGCCTTTGATACCGCTATCGAACTTTCCAAAATGGCTGGGCGCTATAAAGGCGACAAATGGGAATCAAAGCCAGGTGGTGGTGTTGCATTTCTTACACCAGAACAAGCCGACTCGTTTATAGCTGGACTCGACAACAAGATATTTAGTTCTACTATGCTTGAGCTGGCAGAAGCGTCAAAACGAGCCCCGCCTGATCGCTGGCTTAATAAAGTCGGTGGAGGCATTCCATATCTCACGCCAGAAGAAGCCGATATAGCACTTGAAACCATACAAGCGTCGATTGATTTGTCTACAAGGATTGAATTAGAACATTCCGCGGCAAGAGTATCCGTTGACCCGTATTTATATAAACCAGGTGGCGGTGTTTCTTTCCTTTCTCCAGAAGCTGCAAAAGCAGTTACTGATTCAATAGATGCACAGATAGCTACCGGGCTTAGAGCAGAACTTGCAGAGTCTGCAAAGCGCGCTCCAACGGATCGCTGGCTTAATAAGGTTGGTGGTGGTATACCATACCTCACTCAAGAAGAAGCACAAACTGCCCTCGATACTATTGCGTCAAGTATGTATTTAGATAGCCTCATAGAAATGCAGGCTATGGCATCCCGGGCTCCTACTGACCGATGGATGTATAAATCCGGCGGTGGTAAGCCATATCTCACGCAAGAGCAGGCAGATGCTTTTTGGGAACCAATAAATGCTAGTATAGCCACTGAACTTAGAACTTACCTTGCAGAGGCTGCGAAACGTGTTCCACCTGATCGCTGGATGAATAGGCCTGGCGGCGGGATACCATATCTCACAGAAGAAGAAGCACGAACACAAATGGCGCTCTCAGAAATGAAAACGCCAGAAGGATTATTTAGATTAAACATGCTCGCCTACCAGAATGCCCCACCATCAACTAATTGGCGAGAAAGACAAACTATCGCTATCAATCCGAATACTGGAGATATTCTGGGTTACACTATTCAAAGCGCATATACTGATGCTGAAAAGTATAGGGCAGCGTTGGATGAGCTAGAAACACGCTTTGCCGCTGGCGAAATATCTTCCGAAGGCTATGAACAAGCACTACGTGAACTTGCGGAACAATATGACACAGGAACGAAACTTGCGAAACAATTCGGTGACGCTATTCTGATAACAACCATAAGCTCTCTTACTGATGAATTCTATGAACTCGGTGAAGCGATCGCAGATGGTGCGAATGCGTGGACTTCGTTTGGCGATGCAATGAGCGATACTCTTGAAACAATTCTTGTTATGCTACCAAAACTAGCGGTACAGGCTGGATTGCAAATGCTGACCGATGTGAATCCATCCAATGATACTCTAGGCCTTGCATTGATTGGCGGTGGGCTTGTAGGAAGCGTTGGGGCTGGCTTACTGAAAAGCAATGCGCTTGGAGATGTTTATACTTCTCCATCTTTGCACCAATACGCCAATAACGTCTACGACAATCCTCAATTATTCACCTTTGCAAAAGGTGGTGTATTCGCCGAAGCTGGGCCTGAAGCTATCATGCCGCTGGTACGGGATTCAACGGGCAAGTTAGGTGTGACTGCTCATGCGACTGGCAATATCGATATTCAAATCAACAATTATTCGTCGACACCGATTGCAAGCAAGACGCAAACAATTACCGATGCTGCTGGGAATAAAAAGATTATCCTTACCTTACGGGATATAGTACGGCAAGAAATTGCCTCGGCAAACGCCGGTGGCGTGAGGAAAATCTAAATGGAATACTGGCCTGCTTCTTTACCAGTGAGACCACTTCAAGATGGCGCTAGCGTATCGTTACCTGACAATAGGCGTGTTACAAAAATGGACGCTGGGCCTGCAAAGATCCGTCTCAAAGCTACGACAGCGCCTGAACCGCATCGATATTCTTATGCGATGACGGCGGCACAGCTTGCAACGTTCAAGGCATTTTACCAGACGACACTACACTATGGAACGGACACCTTTTATTGGCCTGATTGGAGACTGTTTAATAATGACGCGGCGCCTGTCTATGTTCAGGCGCGATTCTCTCCAGAAGCAAATCCGCCGAGCTATGCGCCTAATGATAATGAGTTTATTGTGAATGTTGATTTAGAGGTATGGGCATGAGCACTACACTGTCTGCAAAAGTCAAAGCTGCTTTATTCGCTCGAGAAACGAATGGCGCCGCGATTATGTTGCTTACTATTTCGCATCCTTCAGTCAGTACGATATATATAACAAATAATACAGTACCGCTTACCTATGGTGGGCATACTTATGCCGCTGTACCGTTTGTGCTTGATTGGCACGCAGAGACTTCAAGCGAAGTCGCTTCGGCGACTCTTACCACCTATAATTCCGACGAATTGATTGCTTCGCTGCGCTCTGTCGGAGATTTTATTACCGTCAATGTACAAGCTGTGTGGTATGACGAATCAGGAACATTGACACTGAATGGAAGCTGGCATCTTGACGGAAGCGAGCGCCTCGATGGTACTGCCGGAGTCTTCGAACCAGTAAAAGGAATTTCGTATATCGTCAAAAGCATTGATTATGACGACGAGATAATTCAGGCTTCACTAGCTATCGATGATGCGCTTGATTATGAAACATTGCCTCTGGAACTTACGGCACAAGTAGCGCCGGGGTTGTTCACATGAACGATAATACTGTTCACCAGAACTACGGCGACTATGTTGGTATACCGTTCGTTGATGCTGGAAGAACGAAAGATGGATGCGATTGCTGGGGGCTTGTGAGGCTTGTCTTACGTGAAAAGTTTGGCAAAGAACTGCCAGCGTTCGATGATTACGAGCGTTCATCAATGAGTGAAAGTGAACACCAGATAGCGATTGGTCGGGAAGCGTTGCCACTAAAAAAAGTGGATGAACCGCAAGAAGGAGATATTGTACTGATGCGTATTCGTGGGAAATTGTGCCATACCGCACTCTATATTGGCAATGGGGAGATATTACATACCAACCGAGGCACCGATGCGGTGATTGAATCTCTCGATGGTGTTAGACAGTTAAGACTGAAGGTGGAGGGATATTATCGTGCCAGCTAAAGTATATTTCTTTCCGCATCCATTCACGAGCGAACGACGCGAAGAAACGATAGAATCAGGCGCAACGCTTGAATCTATTGTGAAGAACGCACGAAGCGATATCCCACACGGATTGATGGTCAGAACTTACGTTAATGGGAAACTTATTAGCAACGACGAGAGAAGCAAAACGATCGTCAATGACGATGACGAAATCATTATCAGGATTGTTCCAGCGAATGGTAATACCGACAGAGAACAGGCGGCAAATACAAAAGCGATTGGTGGTGCTATTGCTTCGCTAGCTTTGATTGCGGTTGGTATTGTTACAGGCGGAGTGGCATGGGTTGCTGCTGGATTTGCTATTGGTATAGCCTCTCCGTTCCTTGCAGGATTCACAAGCGCTGGCGTTATCGGTGGTCCTTATGCCGATGAGATGGGGACAATCAATCATCCATCAATTCATGGTGCAAAAAATCAATCGAATCCGAACGGTAAAGTGCCGCTTGTGCTTGGCAAGCACTTGATGACGCCTGGGTATCTGTCACCACCTTACACCGAAACATTGGGGATTGATGGTCAAGACCAATATCTTCACATGGCATTTATTCTTGGATATACACCGCTCAAGGTGTCAAATATCCAGTTTGGCGATATGCTTGTTGCGACCAACAGTAGCAATGTTACGAATGGATATATCACCTGCGACGGTGTCTTGCCAGGCTGTGAGGCTGAAATAAGGCAAGACAGCGTGAATGGTACAGGACTTTCGCTCTATCCAAAAGAAGTCATCGAGCAAAACCTTTCTGCTGCGCTTGCACGGTACCACGTTCTTGAGTCTAATAAAGAATTGAATGGGATAACTATAACCGTAAATGCGGCTGCAAGAACCTTCACTCGCTCATCAGGTGATTGGACAGCGACAGGAACGAAAGACACAACAAACTATGCCGACGTGCGTGTAGGCGATTACATCACCTTCTATGGATTCTCTAACGCTGGGAATAATAAGCAATTTCTTGTTACTGGAGTTTCTCCGACAACAATCTATTGCAATCAGGCAACAGGCTTGGTGAACGAAGCAAAATCTGGAATACAGGCAATCGTTGTACCATCGAATATCCAGACAACGGCAAAAAACACCACTAAAATTGCGGTAACGATAACGTTTCCAAAACTTGTCAAATACTCCAATAACGATAAGCTAAACGCAACAGTCATAGTTAAACCATATTACCGATTAAAATCCGCGCCAGGTGCAACACCGAATGCATGGACGTTGCTTGGTACGTTTGACAATGGCTCGAATACGATTACACGCAATAAGGCAGAAACATTACGATTTGTCGCAACGAGTGCAACACTGACGGCTGGGCAATATGAAGTGTTCGTTGCGCGCGAAACAGAAGATGCGACTGATAGTAATATTCAGGATGCGGTGTTTTGGACAAGCCTGCAGTCTTTTACCAATTTGGACATTATGCCTGTCAATACGCGCAAGAAGGTTGCAATTCTTGGCATCAAAATAAAAAGCTCTGAAGCGGTGCAAAATTGCATCACGAAATTGAACTGCATGGTCAGTGCTGATTATTCGTATATTACATCCAAAGATGCTGGGCATGACTGGACTTCAATCATTGCTACTAACCCTCAAAATACTGCGCTGGCGTTTATTCATGCATTGATGGGCGCTGGCAATCCACGGCCACGAACCGCCGCACAGATTGACTGGAACTCGGTGTATGCTTTTGCGCAATGGTGTAATACACTGAAAGGCTTGAGCGGTAGCCAGTATCGCATAGAAACCAATGGAATCGTTACACAAGGCGCAAAGCTATCTGAGCTGATTGCGCAGATTCTTTCACCTGCACGAGCGTCACTCACAATGTCTGATGGAACCTATGGCGTTGTATGGGATGCTTTGCAGACAACGCCGAAACAGCATATCGGCCCGCATAATTCGTGGGGATTCAGAGGAACAAAATCTTTTGGCGAAGTCGTCCATGGATATAGGATTAAATTCATAAATTCGAATGAACAGTATGTTATCGATGAGCGTATAGTGCTTGACGATGGCTATAAGTACGACACCGAACAGGATGGCGTCCTTCGTGATGCATGGGGCGTCGATAGAACGAGCGACAGCTCATATACCGAAGCGACAAAGTTTGAGTCGATTGAAGCCATGTATATGACGAATCCTGCACAAGTGTTTGGCTTTGGCAGATACTTGCTTGCGA